TGAGGACATCCCAAGCCATTGAGCAGGCCAGCCCAACGACTCCAGCTACAGCCAGAACCTTCGTCTTTAAGGTTTCCAGCGCACCTAACCTATTAGCAACATCCCCGTGGAAAGCAAGTGACCTTTCAACCATAGCGTAAAGCTGAAGCTGACGCTCTTCCATCCTAGCCAGGCGGATTTCCATGCCCCAGACTTGCTCTTCGCTCATGGCTTAGTTGCCCCAAGGTCAGATGCTGCGCCCATGTCGCTGTAGCGTGGAAGCGCGTTGTTGTCTTCTTGCTTTGGCGAACAGGAGGCAAGGGCGAGGCAGAGGATGACTAGCGGAATGTTCATCAAGCGGCGGTGATGGTGATGGATGGAGACCATCCAGTTGTGGGAACATTGTTTGCGTCTGTGCTTGCATTTTCGGAAAAAATTGTGGCTGGATCATTTCCCGAAGCTAAAACCCAATCATTGCCAAGATAGTCGCCATTAAAGTTTGTGTTTCCAGGTGAGGTAATATAAAAAATTCCAGCTGCCAATAAATAGTTAAATGTTCCAGGTATTGGGGTATCCGTATTAACTCCAGCAGAACTTGTTTTTGTGTATGTTCCATTCGCAATCCCAGCCCCAGAAACTATAATTTGTGCTGGCAGGCCAAATGAAGGTGTTCCTCCTCCACTCTTAACCTTACGAACGGATTGCACGCCCAATCCTAAAGATAGTCTTGGCATATAATTAAAATGCAATCAATCGCCAAGGGATAGAACCTTTGGCGATGTGATTACTTGAATCATTAACCAGCTATGTAGCCGATCACCTTGCCAGTTCCAGCCGTGTAGCTGTCGAACTCGCCATAGATGATGTTGCCAGAGCCAATCGTAACGCCTGTCAGAGTACCATCATATTTACCGCTAATTGCGCTAAACGTGGTATCTGCAAGCATCTGGATCGCCCAGTAGCCAGCAGGAGCTGTTCCTTGTGTCCCTACGGAAAATCCGTATTGACCTTGGAATTTATCTAGTGCGCGTGACATTAGCTGTGTAGCGCGATGCGATAGCTCGTGCCGTTAAGAGTCACGTTCAATGACGCAGGGGATGTTGCAACAGTATTAACCGTGCCACCACTGGAGCTTGCCGTAAACTCAATTACGTTTGTCTGACCTTGGGTATCAAAGCGAATAGCTTTTCCCTTGGCCTTGCGTTGGCTTCGTACAAATTCATTTGCCATATTATTTTCTCCTTATAGCCGCACGTTTGATGCTATCTGGCGTGAAGTTACTTTTGAATCTACTGCCAAGCTTTTGTTCTTGGCGGTAGTACCCCTTCATTAAGTTTGTTTGATTGACTCCCAGCGGGTTGTCGAGGGGTTCGCCAACCCCCACTAGGCTCAATCTTTGCGGGACGGTGAATCGTTTAAGGTAACGAGGGACAGAATCCCTTTCGGCCACAGCCTTTTCCAGTTCGATAACTTTCCCATTTCTGGAGTCCTCGTACTGGTAAATAGGCATTAGCTATAGTTTTCCTTATCCGACTCCTCGGCCATCTTCATCATCTTTTCCTCTTCGGACATTGAGTTTTCACCTTCGGCCATGTCTTCTGACTTGTCCTTGGATTCACTCTCGCTCATGGCGTGTTCCACATTAACGTGGGCAACGCCATTTTCGATCATGTCAATTGTTCCAGAGAGTTCAACAGAATCACCTACTTCTGGCGAAACATTCTCGCTGCCATCGTTCATCTCGAACTTGGAAACAGGAAGCATCACCATTCCAGACTTCATCATTTTATTCATAGGTTTTTCAGATGAGGAATAGGCTGGGGAGGTTTTATCCTCCCCAGCTTTCCGAGGACTCATAGCAATTACTAGAGTACCCATTTAATTATTAGCTGTAGTTGGACTTCGCAACGATGACTCGGAAGAACCGAGTATCGAGTTGCTTGGCCGCGTAGAACGTCTTGAACGACGCAACGATGCGCTGTCCATAAGGATCGCTCTTGTCAGCAGCATCAAGGATCGTGACCTTCGGAGCGAAGGGCGAGCCAGAAGCGGCCAATGAGGACAAGCTAGGAACTCCGAACGCGCCACCACCGAGCAACACGTTGGCATAACCAGTGTTAACACCAGTTGTTCCAACGCTGTTTTCAGCGATGCCAGAGGCAGATGTATTAAAGGTCTGGACGTTTGTTGAGGAAATTACCGACACCCCAAACAATTTTCCAATTTCTCCCTTAAAAATGGCTTCAGGATTCGAGTAGCTCGAAACCTTCAACCAATCATCATCCTGCTGTAGATCCCGAATCACGGCAGGGTGCGCTACGAGAGCGTATCCGTCCTTGATTTTAGGAGCGCGAGCGATGAACAACGAAGTCGCACCATCGAGCAAGTCGGTGGCGGTCATTGCGCTGTTAGCAACTGAACCAGTAGCCCAGGTCGTGCCGTTAGTCGTGTTCTGAGCATAACGGTTGTACGATTTGGTGGCTACGCCAGTACCAGTGCTGGTCGAGGAGTCCTGCACCAACGCACGGTGACAGAGTGTGTCAGCGTGGAGTGCGGCATCTTCGCCGAGTTGTTTAGTGGCTTGGGCAAGATGAGAAAATAGCTCTGTAGCTAAAACCACATCGGTCAAAATAATTTTTGAACCGTACTGCACCAAGGTTGCTTCAACCGAGGACAACGTGAGATCACGCTCGTCACCAGAAGAAGGAGTCGTTCCTTCCGACAAGGCGGAGATCGCAGAGATGCTGGGATCACCGAAGCGGAAGAACCGAATCGTTTTGTTTCCACCCGTTTTGGTCGGGTAGGGGGTTTTCATTGCGAATTGCTCCATCTGAAGCAATGGGATTGCGCGTTCGAGCAAGGCTTTCGAGAAGAAAGCCTGGAACTGCGCGCTGACTGAACCAGTAGTTACCATATAATTAAGTATCCTTGTTTGTTATGACTACTCAACTTCTGTCAGCTTCGCTTGCCATTTTCATCAATTCACGTTCTTGCTCGTCTAACGAGAGTTCGTGAAAAGCTTTAGTCTTGGCAGGACCAGTTGGCTGTCCAGACGCTGGGGTAGTCGCTTTTCTGAGTTGAGCCAATTCTGACTCATACTCTGCAACTTTCTTTTTCAAATCGGAGGCGGTCTCCGCTTGGAGCTTCACCTTTGCTATTCCCACCGCATCCTTGATCCCCGCTGGGTAGTTACGCAGGATGGCGTGGTTTTGTAGCATTTCCGAGACAGCCTTGTAGAGGGTGCTGTTGGAGTCTTTAAGATCGGGGTTGGCCTCGACCTCTTCGAGCAAGTTTTTATCCCAAGATGATTTTAGTTCAGCTTGAGTTTTCTGCTCGATCTCCTTGCGGTCCTCGACTTCAATATCGCTGGCTTTGGTTTCAGCGAGTTTTGCAAGATCATCGCGGCCTTCATCACGGTAGCTCTTTGCTGCTTCCCGATAATCTTCCGCGCTAAACTTGCGACTGCTTTGCTTTGTTTCGCCTTGAGTAGTTTCTGAAGTCTGCCTTTGAACCTTGGCCGCTTCGATTTGTTCTCGCTCGGTTTTGATTCTGGCTTTCTCGGCTCTGACATCTTCCCACTCCTTTTCAAGACGCGACTTAGCTTTCTCGTAACGGGTTGGCTTCTTTTCGGAAGCCGACTCCGACTTGATTTCTGAAGGTTGCGTTGTTAAAGAACTTTTATCTTCCTTGGATTTCTCCTTGGTAGACGAAACATCATCCGATGTTTCAAGTTTTGTTTTTTCGGCTTTTCCAGCAGGCGCGGGTGTCTGCTCGTTATCTCCGCTTGAACTTACCTCTGTTTTTGCTTCAACTTTCGGTTCTTCCTTAGGAACTGTTTCCAGTCCCGCATCGGCTGCCGCCGCAAGTTTCAGCATATCCAGTTCAGTAACTTCCATTGAATCTGCCATTTTGACCCTTTCTTACGCTTGTGGGTAGGGAGTCATTCTACCTCAAGGTTAGTCGGCTACTGGTTCATCCGATCCATCCCCATAGCCTGGGATGGCGGAGTTAAGTTTTTGGGATGCCAACGACTCTAAAGTCGCTACACATGCCCTATATCCATTAGCACGCCCGCAAGCTTCTGCAAGTTCCTCAGTTTTTTTCATTACTGCGGATGCGTTCTGGCGGAGGGTAAGGTTCAAAAGTATAAGACTAAGCTTCTTGCCAGTAGGGGTAGAGAGAAAGCCCGTCCACGCCTTCTCATCCTCATCTTCCCACTTAGGTTCGTTGACCCATTCCTGATCCCTGATAAACGCCAATGCTGCTTTTAGTTTTCTCATAGTTTTATTGCCCAAGAATCGCCCTGAAATAGGACTGCTTCCTTGTCCTTAAATACCTCAACCAATGCCTTTTGCACAGCCTTAAAACTCCAATCATGCCCAGCCATTATCCCGCCAGCCCTAAGCTTGGGCCTCCATCCGTTTAAGTCTGCCAGCACGCCTTCGTAGCGGTGATCTCCGTCTATGTAAACTAGGTCTAGCTCGCCATCCTTGAAGAATTGGAGCGCGTCTAGGCTTTTGCCCCTGCTGTATAGAACATTGCCAAGTGGGGTTGTGCGCTCTTGAAATGCCTCGAAAACAAACTTCATCGGGCATTGCTGGCTGGCTACATCGTTAATATCATACCCATTTAGCCAAGGATCAACCGCCATAACCTCCTTGAAATGTTTAGCAATAACCACCGTACCTTCCCCGCTGTAAGACCCGATCTCAACCGCCCTGCCATTCGCACCCGCCTCGTTCGCCCACTCACACAGTTTTGTTAAGCCTTCCGCTTGGAAGGCATCCCGCATTACGGGTACTTTCAACCCGCCATCGGTGCTGGTGCTTGGCCTTGCATCGCTTCAGGTGGCAGTTGTTGCCCCTGCTGTTGCACTTGAGCCTTGCCTGCATCACGAAGCTGTTTCTGGATAGCGCGGGATGTGTTGGGATCAACTTGCTCTAACGCCTGCAAGTGTTGTTGTAAATGTGCCATCAGAACTTGCATTGCGCTCTGATCGACCGCTTGTTGCCGCTGTTGAGCCGCTTGGTTAAACGCGAAGAGAACGGATATATGCGCCTTGTGGTCATCGCTAGGCTTGATGGCAACGGGGAATCCAGTCGCAAGCATGGTCGCAATTTCAGTCGCTTGATCTTCAGCTTGATCGCCAGAGGCAGCGTTTGGATCTTGGAAGAGTCTGCGGACCAGCGAGGGATCGTCTTGTTCAAGCACTGATTTAACCAGTTCGCCTTGGTTGACGAAAGGATTATTTTGGAACATTTGCATCCGCGCTACTGACTTCTGCAAAGCAAATTGGCGGTTGATAAAGTCCAGCCCACCCTTTGGCTCAATCGAATACTCGTCATGGATGCCTTCGGGTGGCATCGTGCCAGTCTCTTCGGCATACCGATACATCAAGTCTTTCTTGTTGTATTGCGTGTAGAGCGACCAGCACTGCTTGAATAGATGCGCCAGCCCCATCCTAAACATGCGATTGCGCAAATCGCCAGAGGCGGCTGACTGCGCTTGCAAGGCTTGGACTTCAGTGGCCGTCTTGCGATCTGAGACTTGGTACTGCGAGCCTGCACCAAAGTCTGGATTGCCCATCCGTTGCTCGGCCAGTAAACGCTCTTCGAGCATTAGTTTCTGGAAGTCGAAGGGAGGCTGGCTGAACTGAACGGGCTTTAGCCCTTGGGGCAGGATCTGCCCAGGCTGCATCTTGAGGTTGGACGTGTTTAACGAGATAGGATTCTGTGCTTCAAAGACGGGTCGGTTGGCCAGTTCGACATAATCCGAGAGGCTGTTCTTTAGTTTATTCAGCAGGTTCTCGCCAGGGAGGAGGATCTCTGCGACTCCTCTGGGACTGTACCAACCGCCCCCTGTTACCTCATAGGGGAAATCTACGAAAGGTGGCTCGCCGTGTCGGTAGGGTAGCGTGAAAGGTTTGCGTACATCTTCGTCAATTACCAGCGGACTATATGTTTCAACCCGCCATCCGTCCTCGGAAGGAGTGTACATCTCCCAAAGGATAATACGGTCATTCTCAGCTTCCTGAGTAATTCCTTCACGGCGGTAAATTTCGTCTTGAATCTCACTTCGTAAGCCCACTGATTTCGAGGGTTTACCCGAAATGATTTTGATGAAATCATCGTCCTGCTTGTAAAGGGGATTTGCCTTATAGGAATCGACACTTGTTGAGATGATGTGAACAATGAAATCGGCATCTTTGAACTCCTTGGTATAGGAAGGTACGATAATGTGGAAAGGGTCAATCGCCTCAAAATCAATACGCTTCTTGTCCTCGTTCCAGATTACCTTGGATACGCCACGCCCATAGAGCAAAATATTATCAATGACCGAGACAATCTCTTTCTGGAAATTGGTGCGCTCACGCATCTGGTAATCAAAGTAACGCTCGGCTGATACGGTCAGCGGAGCTAGCTGCTGGCGCATCGGTACGAAGCTGGAGAGAATGTCGTTGCCAATCGCGCTGTTGACGAAGGAAGGTTTTAGTTTCTCAATAGCGGTGTCGATTAACTGAACGTGCAGATCGGCGGCAGTAGGCCAAGGCTTAACCTTGCGGCGTACACCAAAGTAGCGGGCTTGATAGAACAAACGCTGGCGATTCTCCCAAGTCTCACGCTGGTTGAGTGCTTCGATGATACGGGTGTAATAACCCGTTCGGCGTGTATCTTTAGCGTTCATTTTTGTCTTTCTCTGCTTAATTCAAATGACAAATCGTTGACGTAATGTAAAGCGCGCTTTGCCCAAGCGCGAACTTTTGGATCAGCAGTACGGACAGAAGAATAGTTTTCATCTCGCACTAAGGACTCAACTGCCCCCGTTGTGTTTGTTACTGGTGTCGTTGTTGCGCAACCACCAAGAATCACCAGGCAGATCACGGTCGATAGCTTCGCGATTTTTGCGCCAATCGTTTTCAAGGTTTTGCGTTCGCTTATCTTTCCAACCTGGAATGATGCGGAACACGGCTGCGATGATCTCAAGGATTGCACGCAGCACAAAATGTTATTTAATATTTAACCCAACCGTCTTGAGGAAGTTTACGATCTTTTCCAAGATCGAATCATCCGCTGGGGTCGGGGTGAGCTTTACAATGATACGAGCCGCAAGAACGATGCCACCAGCAGCGGCTACGATCTCTTGCCAATTAGCGGTAATCCAGTTCCATATATTCATAGTATTTATCCTCCTGCGTCAAATCCAGCCATTACGGGGTCATGCAACTCCATCATGGCCTGAAGTGATTTCCAAGTTGGACGTTCCACGGGGAAAGTCAAGTCCCACTTGACATTACCACTAGAAAGACATAATGCCAACGCATCGGCTCTATCGGGTGAGGCTATGCCTCTGGCACGCATCGAGTCCTTTGACTCCACGCCCAGCTTGCCTTTGCTGTTAGTGATCGTGCGCCTGCAAGTTAACTGCGCCGTTAGATCCTCGTCCTCTGGCAATATAATCTCGGCATCCTCAATCTTCTTGGCCATGCCAAACCACATCTCGGCAGACCGATTGGTGTACGCATCGTTGTCGTAGGCCGCAGAACCAAAGTTAACTCGGTTGACCTCCCAGCCAGCTTCAGCCAGTGCGTCACACATCACCATGCCTAGCCCGCTTGCGTCAGCGTAGATGTTGCTGGCTTCTAACCCAGCCTTCTTAAACTCGACTATAAATCTGCCCACCGCAGACATCGTATCCCTTTCACGCCATGCAATCATGGGCAGGATCTTGTTGCCGTCACTTATGCAAAGCACATTCTGATCCCCGCCCGCAGCAAAGTCTACGCCTGCCATGCGTGTACCTGGCTTAAATCGCGGAGGCGTGTTGTGGCAGTTCTGTAGCTGGGTAAGGCTGATAACCAAGCTTTCTGCGCCTATGTCAACAAATTCACCGTAGATCATAGATCGGGTCAGCGGGTGCTTTTCGCCGTAACGCTGGGTTACTTCCTCAATTTGGGCTGGCGTGATGTGGGGGCAGTCAAAGGCTGTGACAGCGTGCTTTGACCACATACTAGCCTCCTTGGTGAACGCTCGATAAAACGCGCCACTGGAGCCACCTGGGCTGGATGCGATTAGCAGGCGGGTTGGTTGACATCGGCTGATGGCCTCAAACAGGGGGTCGGCTACGGTCTTGGCTTCGTCCACCACCATCAGCAACGGATGGCATTCGTGGTCTTCAGCGTGCCAGCCTTCAGCACGCCCTGGGTCAGTCGCTGAATAGCCGATAATGCGACTTGTATTGCCGTTGGGGTGGAGGTAGCGGATCTCGCCAGATGTGACCTCCCAAGCGCCGCCAAGCTTGGCAATGTGATTGCGAAGACTAGGCCAGAGTTGGCTTTCGACTTGGCGGAAAACGCCCGCTGTGGTTACGGCGATGGAACGCTGGTAAACGAGCGCGTGCCATATCAAAATAGCCGAAATGACGGTGCTGGTCTTGCCAGAGCCGTTGGCTGCACGCAGGGCTACGCGACAGTCCTTTGCCTCTAAATCGCGTAATACCTTTCTTTGC